GGCTATGTCAACGGGGTTGGAAGGATAAGCAGCTAAGTCAGAGGCGTTTATCACGTCCTGCGCAGTGCCGATCGCTTCAACTGGGCGTACCGCTCCAGAGGCGTTGACGCCTAATACCTCAGTGGCAGACGGTGGGTCTAACTGCACCCTGTTTCTATAGGCTTCCTCCCCATAGTTCTGAAGGCCTCGCGTCGCTCCTGCTGATACGCCAGAGATCAAGCCCATCCGCAAAGCGTCTTGCTCGCTCATGCCACCTAGCCTGCCAATACCCGCACCAAGTAAGCCGGTTGTCAAGCCTGTGTTTAACGCACTGCCGGCTGCGCCGGGCAGGTAGCTGCCAACAGCCGACAAGGGGCTTGTGCCAAAGACCGTGCCGCCGCCGCCGATGTAGCCCATGGCACCTGAAATCAGGGCATCTTTTAAATCGCCGCCGCCCAAAAGGGCAGAGCCCGCGCCGGCGAGACCCGCTGCGGTGCCCATCGAAAGGCCCACACCTGCTGGTCCGAGGACCGATGCCAAAGCAACAGTGGTCAAGATGCGCCCGACAGGACTCTTAAGCACATCTTTGGTGACGGTTACAACGCTTTTGACGGCGTCTTTGACGCCGCCTACGATGTCATTAAGAACATTGCCGCCCTTGAATTCGGGTAAACCCGTAGCAGGGTTAATCGTGCCTGAGCCGCCACGACGCTTGAGCATCGCAGCTTCTTCAGGGGTAATGTGGGCAAGGATGCTGTCCCCGCCGCGCCCTTTGGCCGCAAGGTATTGACCAACATCTGCTAGACCGCCGGAGGCCATGCCTACAGGCTGCAGGCCCTCAACCACGGGGCTCATGTCCATGGGCTCTTGCGCGCCAGCGCCCTGCATCTGCCGCATCTCCTGCAGCACCGCGAGCATCGCGCCAATAAACTCGGGGTCGTACTCTGCCGGCATGTCCCCCTCATCAAGGGCACCGACTTCAATCATTTTCTGGAGCAAGTTTTTGTAGTCACCAGGATTCTGGCTGACATATGTAAAAACCTGGATAAGGACGTCAAGCTGCGCAGGCGTGAGCTGAAGGTCACCGATGTTCTGGCGGATGGCCTCTTTTAAGGCAGCATCCTCTCCGGGGCGGGCCATGCCGAGCGCCGTCATTGCGGCACCGTAAGAGTCCGCAATCGTGACAGTTGGTTGTTGCTGTTGGGCTTGTTCGCCCTCCATGCCCATGCCTTGAGGCAAGGCCATGATTCCTTCAGTTGCCATGATAGTCCTTTCCAATTTTTGCCAAAGACCTCATGGGCCGCGCGCCGGGAAAGGACGCGTTGATGGCAAGATTATCCATTAAAGTCTTAGCTTCTGTCCACCAAAAGCGCGCTCACGGTCACATAAACATAGTCTTGCGAAGAAGTGACAAACAACTCATCGAATTCCTCAAGCACCAAAGGGCCCGCGTTCCAACCGGCCAAGAGGTCTACATATTTGTTTGGGGCTACCGATTCCAGTGGCACGAGGTAGTGCGTTCCGGCCCCGTCAGGAGCAAAGGTAACCGTTATGTTGGTGCTACTTACACCTATGTTTGCTATCCAAATAGACTTAACAATTGCGGCTGTGGCAGCAGGAACCGTTAACACAATTAACGGTATGGTTGCAGACGGCGTTTTTTGAAAGCGTTTGTAGGCGTTTGACATTATTTTCCAAGGAACCAAGTTTGCGCCTGGTCCTTGTTCTCCGTAACAATAGGGGTGTAGGTGGTGTTGAGCTGAAGAATAATCTGCTCAAGCGAACGCACAAGCTGGTTGAACTGCTGCGGGTCGTAGCCCGCCTGAGTCGCGTTGGGCAGGCGGACGTTGGTAATTTTGCTCATCGCAGGCCGTCCGGCTGAACATCCACTCGCAGCGTGCCATAGCGCCACCACCCGCCCAACTCATCGCTTTCAATGCGCAGCTGAATTTGACGCCCACGCGCGCGAGTGCTGACAAACTGCGTGGTCGGTGTGATTGTGTAGGGGTCCAAGGAGCTTGCTACTGCAGAAGCCTGTGGATAAGCACGCAAAAGCAGCCGCACTATTAGCTCTCCTACTTGACTCTTAAAGTCAGGAATGAACCTTTGCATCAGCAACATCTGATCCCCGTCACCAATGTCAAAGTAACCAGAATGTATGTAGGCGTCAATTGCCACGCCGTCGGCATCCACACCATCCTCTTGGTTGTACAAGTTGCTGCGGCCTGCTGTAAGGCCGTAAATTGTAGATATAGTGGCCCCGTTGTCCAACGGGTCGTATTCCGTGGCCAACGGCTTGTCAAAAGTTCCGGTGTCGGTCCATGCCGTGCGAGACAGAGTACCCACTGACCAGACGTTTTCCATGTAGTTGTAAGTCACAAAGCGGTTAATGTAGTCGCTACTCAATGACGGATAGAACCACGTTACCTCGTTAAATTGGGTGTTAATGCCCACGTTCACGGCAGTCGCCTGCGCGATGTTCAAGTCTTCAAAAACAAAATCCTGCACAGTGCAGGGGAGCTTCTTGACCGTACCGTCAAACACAAAGAACGCATCCTTGCTCATCCAATACGCCACACCGTTCACGTCAGCCGACGCGTGGGGCCCAATAATCCCGCAATTGGCACCTAACTGTTGAAAGCCAAAGGTATAGGGTGGCCCGAGGAATTGTTGGCCATGGATGGACGTGTCTGTCCAAATCAGTATCTGGCCACGTGAGCGCAGCGCTGTGAGGATTTCGTTGCCGTCCGTGAGCCGTTGTCCGCCAGCCGTGTTGGTCGCCGTGGCCACAAAGTCGTTGAGGTCTTCTTGATCAGAAAACCGCACAAACATGGGGTCCTGGGAGGTTGGATCACCCAAAATGGTCTCCGTACCAAAGCACACCAAGTGCCGGTCAGGGGTTGAGAGCAGCGCGTACTTGCTTTTGGTTGGAGCTCCTGCAATGGCCGTGGCCCGCGTGCCGAGGCCCGTGTCCGGGTCCCACTCATAGATGCCGCCGTCCACTTGCTGCAAGATGAGGTTTTCACCATAGGAATCAAATTGCCAGACTCGGGCAAGCAAGGTCAACGAGGCCGAGGCAGGACGAGGCGTGCCCCACGTGCTCAAGCCCCAAGTGCCCGTGCCCCAGCCAAAGTCAACAAAGCTAATGTCACTTCCGACGTTAATCTGGTAGGCCGCTGTGGCCGCACCGGCCGTCGCTGCCGTGGAGGTCGCCGAGGTCGGGGAGACGATGGTGTATGTGCCGCTGGTTAATACCTCTTGAATCTCAAACTCGTTTGTTAGGCTGGCGTTGGTAATGCCCCCTGGGTTGCCCGAGACGGCGCTAAAGGTAACAAAGTCGCCTTTAACTGCCCCGTGGGCCGCGTCATTGACAATTACTGTGGTACTGCCACTGGTGGTGGTAAAGGTACATGCCCCAGTGGCCCGAATTGGAGTGATGTCGCCCCACGCACCGCCGTAGAAAGCGTAGACCTTGCGGTTTGTCCCAAGGGCCGCGTAGGGCACACCGTCAAGCCCGTTCCAAGTAAATATCTCGCTGGCCGAGCCAACAAAGTTGACGACGGTGCTACCGAAGGCTGTCCATCCGCCCATCTTCTCCGGCAGGCCGTAACGAAAGCGCACGTAGTCACTGTCGACCCAGCCGCCTTCAGCGCCGTACTCGGTGTTCTGTTTGTCGACGCCTGGCTTAAGGAAGAGCCGAAGAAGTGGCATTATCTGAACCCTGCTGTTTTCTTCGCAACGGTCTTGGGTTGCGCTACGAACTGTTTTCCGGCCTTTTTGCCAGCACGCTTTGCACGGGTTGTAGCAGCGTATTCAGCAGAGGTCAAGGACTTGATCGCGGCCTCAGGTAAGTAGCGTTCCCCGGTCTTGCTCGAGGGCTTTCCGGACTTAGTGCGCCACTTCTGCTCGCCCCAGTCTTTTAGGGATTTTTGAGGGGCTTTCATTTTCAGTCCCTATATCCGCCGCCAGCTTTTTTGTAGCGCTGCGCCACCATCTGTGCCTTACGGGCGGACCACTGCCCTGCGCCTGTGCCCGCTGTGGCTTCTGCCTTCACGGCGTTAAAGATGCGCTTGCGCAGTTCGGGTTTGGTGTAGTTGCCCGCAGCGTTGACCGTGGACTTTGCCTCACCGCCCTCTTTGTACGAAGCAGTTTTAGCCGCATTGGCAAAGTCAGATTTCTTAGGCGCGCCTTTAGAGCCTGGACTTCTCATTGACTCACCAGAGCCGGCCGCGATACGTTTCTTTTTTGCGGCGATGTTGGCATACAAACCGCCTCCTGCCGCTTTTTTAACCACTGCAGGCTGAGAGTTGTTTTTCTTCATGTCACGCGTCTCCATTCAGGTTTGCCGTGACCTCGGCTAAAGTGTGGCGTATCCAAAATCTTAATGCCATTTCCGCCCCAGGAATTAAGCGGGTGCAGGGACTCCCAATAGGCCCCCAGCGGCGCGAGTATCTGTTTGTCGTAAATGAGCTTGCCGTTTTGGAAGAAGTTAAGGTCCACCGCCAGGCGCTTTAAATGCAACGAGTTCATGGTATTGCTGCGACCTGTCTTGACATAAACAGCTTGCTGCTCGGGCGTGCGGGCGAGTTCCCCGCCGGTAACCACAAAGCCCTGGGCAGACGCGTATTCCACAAGTCGGCACATGTCCCGCAGAAAGGCCGCTTGTTCTTGGCTAAGACTCATGATTACCCCTTTTTTGAACAACTAGGTCAATACATGTTGCGTCTACCGTCGCACCCATGTCAATGTAGTCCTGCTTCTTTGACCGCACGGCTGCCATGCATTGCTGCCTGTCAGTGTAGTGGGTAAGCTGCTGCAAGAACTCGCAGTGTGCGTTCAGGCAGATGTACAAAACGGGAATGAAAATGCTCATTTTTTGCTCCTCATTTCAGCCAGCTTCTCCACCGTCCTGCCTCCAAAATAAGCACCCATAATCAGCATGCCCCAATTACCCAACAATTGTACGTAACTCTCGTTGGCGTTGTATCCAAAGGCGCTCATCATTGCGAACACGGAGTACATGGTAAAGATGGCGATCAGGCTCATGGGCCGGATGTTTTTTGACAGCCAGGAGTCTGACGACATGTCTGCCTGCCAACGGTCTGTGATGTTGTCGGCATCAGCCTGCGCGGCCTTTGCCAGCAATTCCAGTTCAGCCATTTCTAGTTTGGCTTTCTCGATGCCTAGCTCAATCAGGCGCTCTTCATGCTCATACTGAAGCTGTCGCAGCTTCTCAACATCCGCAGGGGTAGGGTTGTCGGGTATCTTGATACCGAGAGTGTTCTCTACAACTTCCTTGCCCTTGGCTTGGATGGCGCTGGACAGCAGCGTCAGGCCGTTTTCAGCCAGTGTGCCCAGCAATGCACCGATGATTGGGATCATGCGCGTCTCTCCAAAAATAGAGTTGTGAAAAAATAACTTAGGGCAATTGCCACCAAAAACACTGCAATCCAGAAGACCATACTCACGGCCTCCATTATCTGCTGTCGCTTCTTGGACTTGGCAAGTGCCTCCTCCATCTCAGCCTTCTTGCGCCGCTGGATGATGTTGTTGCGCTCCAGCAGCACGCCTTCCCACACATCTGCATTGCCCGACCATATCAGCGTGTTCTTCAGTTCGGTCTCGGCCTCCACAAGCTGCTTGGCCTGCATCACCGTCTCTAACGCTTGGGCCGTGTCGCTCTTGAACTTCTTGGGGTTGTTTGCCGCCTGCTGAACAATGTCCTTGGCCTCAAAAAACTTGCTTAGGTCAGACGCAATACCTTGTACATCTTTGCCCAGCTTGATAGCGGCTTGGATTCCCTTCACCGCTGCCTGAGCGGCTGCAAACGCGGTGAAAGGGTCTATCATTTTTTGTCCATCACTACCCAGCGGCAGATTTGTCCGTCTTTACCTACAAACTCGTTGACGCTTGGCTTTTCGTCTTTTTTAGGGATGCGGCAGACCAGTACCACTTTTGTCTCGGTATTGGGCCACGGGTTTTCAGCAGAGACAATCTGTTCAATCACTGGGTTCTGCGTCAGGCGCTCCAAGGCGTGCCAGCGGCGCTTACAGGGTTGTTCAGCAGTGCAATTTGTGCGGCAAGGTTGGCTTCAATAGCGTCTTTGTCCACGCCGTTGGCCCAGCACCAGTCCAGCACTTCCTGCATGGTCACACTGGCATAGGGAATGGATGGCGTAGCAGAAGCAAAGCTGCAAGACCCGTAAGTGCCAGCGGTGTATGCACCATCAACGGCGGTTGCCGTCCAGTGCGCGGTGGTGATAAATCCGTCTGCTACTAGGTAGTGAGTTTGTACGATGTTCCAAGTTGTAGTAGTCATGGTGAGTCCTTTAGGTTAATTCAAGTGCCGCAATGCGGGCGGTTAGGGAAGTGATGAGGGCTTGCTGTTCTTGGATGCATTTCATCAGCGCATACTGTAAATCCGTCTGGTAAATGGACAAGCGCATCTTGGAGCCATCCCTTTCCGAAGACCAATCAGACTCCATAACCAATTCAGGAGCTACCGCTTGAACGTCTTGGGCAACAACGCCCAAAGTCAAGCCATCATCTTCTTCCATGTTTTGGTCAATGTAGTTAAACGTCTGGACGGGTATAGCGCAAATCACATCAAGATAAGACTTAGCTGGCGCAAAATTTGTTTTTTCTCTGCGGTCAGATAGATTGGAATTGTTTGCAGAATAATTAGCAAGTCCCCCATTTGACCGAAGTGCAAATCTTGTTTGTGATGGGTCGTTTCCAAAGAAAAATTCACTTGCCGTGTTATTTGGTGTTGCTCCAGAATAATTAACAATAATTCCAGCAGGGTTTGTGGCATTTGAATTTCTAAAGTACACCATTTGATTTTGTTGCGTACCTAAAGCAGTCAATACAGCCGCATTTGAATTAAAACTGCTTGTAGTCCCCACCAGCACGTTGCCGCTAGAGTCAATACGCATTGCCTCACCATTCAAGCTTGAGCTACCTTGGCGTGATATGTTAAGAACGCCGCCAGTATCGTCAGCAGTAAAGTACCAGCCGTCAGTAGAGTTGAAATGCGTTAGCTGTAATTGACGTTGGCTTGCAGATGCCGCTTTGATTTCCAATTTTGCGTTTGGCGAACTTGTCCCAATCCCCACATTATTGCTTGTGTCAATGGTTAAAGCCGTTCCTGCTACACCAAATCGTAGAGATTTAGTTGTTTCAGTTCCCCCTTTTTCAGAATTAACAAAAAAACCAGTTCCATCAGAGCCAATACGAATTTGATTGTAATTTGTCTGTAAATCGCTGGTAGTGGATATGCAAAAATCAGCCGCCCCGCCACTACCGTTTGGTGCAACAGCAACTATTGACCGTTGGTTTGTCGTTGCCGACCGTAATACCATTGCGTGTTGACTAGCCACATGGGATGTAGCAGAAGAAATTTGGTCGCTGCTTATGGTCACGTTCTGGCTTGCGTCCACCAGCATGGCCTGTGTGCCTGCGGTGGCAATGGCTACTTGGTTGGACGTGGGGTAGTAGATGCCCGTGTCGGTGTCCGTACCAGTCACCGCTGGGGTGGTGGCGCTGTTGTCTGTGCCGTTGAGGATGAGGGTCATGCTGGTGTTCCTTCAAGTGCAGCGATACGGGCTGTCAGGGAAGTGATGAGGGCTTGCTGTTCGTTAATTGCCGCCACAAGCAAAGGGATTACTTCGGTGTATTGCAAGATGAGGGTCTGCTGCTCATCTTCCAGTTCGGTCACGGCCTCTGGTAAAACTGCTTTGACATCCTGAGCAATCAAAAATGCGCGGCGCTTGTCTGCGTCATCTATCTTGTACCGACCAATGACTGAACGCAAAGAAGCCACCTTGCTTACTGCATCTGTAATTGGCTCAATGATTTCCTTGTCGCGCTCGTCGGACAAAGAACCCCAGCTTGTGCCGTTAACAGCCAAAGACACGCCCGCGCTGTTGTTGACAAATTGCAACTGAGACGATGCTACGTTAGAACGGTATTGGGCGCTTGTAAAATAAATAGACCCATTTGAAACAGTAAAGTTACCGCCGGTATCAATTCTGCAACGCTCTGCATCAGCTGTTCGAAAAACCATTGGATGACTAGTTTTTGTACTGATGTACATAGTGCCAGTATCAAAAGCCATTTCTCCCCTGATGGTATTGCTATTTGTCGATAAAATAAGGTAAACGGAACTATTTGCACCAGCACTTACCTCGAACGTGCGGTTTCCAAATGCGTTAGGCGCACTTGTCCCAATCCCTACATTGCCACCGGATTCGATACGCATCCGTTCTGCGCCGCCATTGGCAAATGTCATAGCGGGGAAAGATGAATTACCGCCAATAGAAAAACCAGCAGTTGCGGCAGCATCACTTACATCAACAGTCAATCGACCATTATTTGCGCCACTTGTTGTTCGAAAAATTGCAACAGTTCCATCCGTTGAATTTGTTTGAAATTTTGCCGCTGGCGAGGCAGTACCAATCCCCACGTTTTGGCTTGCATCCACGGTAACCGCAGTCGTTCCTGCTGTTTGCAGGGCAAGGATACCCGAGGCATCTGCGGTCTGGACTAAGCCGCCTCCGCCCGAATTGCTGGCGTTGATTGTTGTGGTCATGGTTACAGCCCCAATGCTTGTTTAAGTTTTGCCAATTCAGTTGGGTC